AAAAGCCGGTGAGCGTTATCGCCGGGCTGTGGCGCTTATTGTTCGCCAGCAGCGGCTGAAATTAAGCCTGTCCGGAAGGCTGGCGATAAAGGTGATTGCAGAGCCACCGGATAAGCGTCGTCGCGACCTGGACAACATTCTGAAAGCACCGCTGGATGCGCTGACGCATGCGGGAGTGCTCATTGATGACGAGCAGTTTGATGAAATCAATATTGTACGTGGTCAGCCAGTATCTGGTGGACGGCTGGGTGTGAAGATTTACAAAATTGAGAGTGAGTGAGCGTAAATATGATATATCCGGAAATTACAGGCAAAAGCGGCGAACATTTACGCCTGAACACGCTGGAAGCAGTCTGGATCCAGGGGAAATTACGGATGTGGGGGCGGTGGTCGTATATCGGTGGGGGTAAATCCGGAAATATGTTTAACCGGTTACTGGTTTCGAAAAAGCTGACGAAAACAGCAGTTAATGAGGTTTTACGCAGAATGAAGAAATCCGGGCTGGAAAAACCGGAACTTGAGGCATTTTTTCGGGATATGACAAGAGGAAAGCAGAAGAGCTGGTTGTCACATTGTACAGACACAGAGGCGTTGATTATTGATCGCGTTATCAGTGAGGTGCTTGGGGAATATCCCGGGCTAATCAATGTTCTCCGGCAAAGGTACGAAGGACGGGGAATGAGCAAACTGAAAATGGCCGAAAGGTTAAATGCAGATCATCCTGATTGGTCGTTGGTTACGTGCAGACGCCGAATTGATCAATGGTTGGGGGTATCTGAATTTATGTTATATGCCCCCATGCGCATGGCTTTTGTTACAGAGAAAAATGTTGCAAACTGATCAATAAACTGCTTCAATCCGTATAAGCTTCGCAAAGCTGTATCGCGAGGCGAAACGCAAGTTTTTTTCGCACAAGGAAGCCACCGGAAGGTGGTTTTTTTGTGTCCGCGATATACAGTAGCGCAATAAATTCGCTGGTGGTTATTAATACCGTTCTTTCAGCTTGCTGGCTTTTTCGACAAGAGTTATTGGTGTGTCACGTTAACCGGAAAAGGGAAAAAGACATGCTAAAACAGCAGGATATGACAGAAACCGCCAGAGTGGTGTTTAATGAATTAAGCGTTACCGAACCGGCGACAGTCGGGGAGATAGCGCAGAATACTTACCTTTCACGCGAACGCTGCCAGTTAATACTGACCCAGCTGGTTATGGCGGGTCTGGCAGACTATCAGTTCGGTTGTTACAGACGCCTTCCGCAGTGAAGGCTTTTTTATTTGTGGTAAATGGGCGGCTGGTGGGTGTTAGGGGCACCCACCAGCCATCTGCTCATGCGTTGGGTTCACAAGCAAACCTCAGGCCCACTGCTTTGCGCAAAAGCAGAATGAGCCTATCAGAGACAGGCTTAATGATCCATGCTTAATACTGTAAAAATATCCAGTTGTGAGTTAATCAACGCCGACTGCCTGGAATTTATCCGGTCGTTACCCGAAAATTCTGTTGACCTGATAGTCACGGACCCGCCGTACTTTAAAGTGAAGCCTGAGGGCTGGGATAACCAGTGGAAGGGCGACGATGATTACCTGAAGTGGCTGGACCAGTGTCTGGCGCAGTTCTGGCGGGTGCTGAAACCTGCCGGAAGTCTTTACCTGTTCTGTGGTCATCGCCTGGCATCTGATATCGAAATCATGATGCGTGAACGCTTCAGTGTGCTGAACCATATTATCTGGGCGAAGCCGTCCGGACGCTGGAACGGATGCAACAAGGAAAGCCTGCGGGCGTATTTCCCCGCCACAGAGCGCATTCTGTTCGCGGAACATTATCAGGGGCCGTATCGTCCGAAAGATGCCGGGTATGAGGCGAAGGGCAGGGCACTGAAACAGCATGTGATGGCCCCGCTGATTGCTTACTTTCGTGATGCGCGCGCTGCCCCGGGGATAACGGCAAAACAGATTGCAGATGCCACAGGAAAGAAAAACATGGTGTCGCACTGGTTCAGTGCCAGTCAGTGGCAGTTGCCGAACGAAAGCGATTATCTGAAATTACAGGCACTGTTTGCCAGGGTGGCAGAAGAGAAGCATCAGCGGGGGGAACTGGAAAAGCCCCACCACCAGCTGGTGGATACGTATACTTCACTGAACCGACAGTATGCGGAGCTGCAGAGTGAATATAAACATCTGCGGCGGTATTTTGGTGTGACGGCGCAGGTGCCGTACACGGATGTGTGGACACATAAACCGGTGCAGTTCTATCCCGGGAAACATCCGTGCGAAAAACCGGCAGAAATGCTGCAGCAGATAATCAGCGCAAGTAGTCGTCCTGGTGATCTGGTTGCGGATTTTTTCATGGGGTCGGGTTCAACGGTAAAAGCGGCGATGGCACTGGGGCGTCGTGCGATTGGTGTTGAGCTGGAGACCGGACGTTTTGAGCAGACAGTCAGGGAAGTTCAGGATTTAATCGTTTGAAACGGATGAGATTGCAGAATTAATTACGCACCATTATTATTCTGCTCCCGGCCCTTTAGCTCAGTGGTGAGAGCGAGCGACTCATAATCGCCAGGTCGCTGGTTCAAATCCAGCAAGGGCCACCATCACAAACCGCCATTAGCTTATCAGGAAGAGCAGACGACACGATAACAGGGTTGTTGGTGCGGGGGGCTGGTCCCCGATGGCGGTCCATTATCGGTATTCAGCGTTGTTAGCTCAGCCGGACAGAGCAATTGCCTTCTAAGCAATCGGTCACTGGTTCGAATCCAGTACAACGCGCCATATTCATTCTTCCAGATTCCTTCCGGCAGAGCCTTATACTGGAATATACCTGGCTCAGGATATTGTTGAAAATATTATATGTTTGTCAAAAATAAAAGTTCTGTTAAGTATTGATTGAGTGTTTGTTATACGGTCTAATGGTTTTTTCAGTATTAAATATTTATCATTCATATGGTGTGGGTAGAGTGAATATTGATGGGGCGTCGGGGTGTTTCATCCTTAGGCAGCGTATTGATATAGTCAATGCAGCACGAGCAAAGGCCTTCAGCCGTTTTACAGTTTTGTTCTGTACTCCTGATCGTCTTTCGGGAAGAGACGTTATTATTCTGAATAGTGATGCTATACAGAGGGTTTGCGATGAGTTCATGGTTGCTAATTCAGAATTATTTGCTCTTGTTCAGGAGTACAACAGAATAGCCAGGACCTGTGGTATGGATGAACTTCGGATTACTCATCTGGGGTAGATACATATCTGGATTATCACCTGTTACGGTAAAAAGTGATAGCTTACTGTTTTTGTGAATGGCATTGCAGCAGCCGGATAATGTCAGTGCTGGCTGACGGTGTGCTGGTGGCGGGTGTGGTGGTTGTTGCTTTCCCGTTGCTGAAAAAGAAAACGCCAGACTGTTAGCCGGGTATCAGTTAGCGGGAGAAATTTTTAAATACTTCACAATTCAGGCGGTTGACTGTTGTCTGGTTTGCGGGGAGTTTGTTAAAAGAAACTGGCATGGTGAATCCCCCTGTGCGGAGGGGCAATCAGCGAGTAGGTATATGGGATAATCGCGGATTCAGGTGCTGGTACTGAATTCACCGGGAGGCACCCGGCACCATGCAATGGCACATAGCGCCACTCTCCAGCCCCTCTCCGGAGGGGCTGTTTATATTGATTTTGTCAGATGTGAGTAAACTCCTTATGGACTTTGTTGTTTTAGCCCATAAGGACATATTTGCAGAGTGCAACGGTTATTAAAGCATTCATTCAATACGTTATCTGTATTTGTAGGGCATTCCTGGCTGTTTTTGATTAAATTCCAGAATGTTTTATTGAATGGTACTACGTTGTAAATGGTTACAGGTAGCACTTTGTTATTGAGCATGATACCTGTGTGAGTCAGTGTAAATATACTTTCAGGAGGTAAGAAAGCATCCGATTGATACCAGATTATTAATTTTATTTTACTCCATATGACTGAAAAAGATATTCCGCATGATGGCTGGATAACTGTATCAATCACAATCCACTTCATTTAGTTTCCTTGTTTATGCCTTGCTGGTGATGTTCTGAAAAGTATAAATGATATTTTTGATTGTAAACCATAGAGCAGAATTATTTTTCTGATGTTGTTTATTGTTTATTTAAATGCAGGGTGGTTTATATCTCGTCTTGTAGTTTATCCATGCATATCTGCTTGATGATGAGGTTTTTATTTAAGGTATGGTTTTGTGTTTTTTCTGTATTACATGTCAGGTATTTTAAAGAATCATTTTTCAGATGGTGGAAAGAACCATGGCATTTAAACACTATGATGTTGTCAGGGCGGCGTCGCCGTCAGATCTTGCGGAAAAGCTGACACATAAACTGAAAGAGGGCTGGCAGCCGTTTGGTAGTCCGGTGGCCATAACCCCTTATACCCTGATGCAGGCGATTGCAGCAGAAGGTGATGTGGTCGTCAGTGGTGCAACTGAGCCGGAGTGGTACTACGTCATCGTACTGGCCGGGCAGTCCAATGCCATGGCTTACGGTGAAGGGCTTCCGCTTCCGGATTCATACGATGCGCCCCATCCGCGCATTAAGCAACTGGCCCGTCGTAACACAGTGACTCCCGGTGGTGAAGTATGCGTATTTAACGACATCATTCCTGCTGACCATTGTCTGCATGATGTTCAGGATATGAGTACGATTAACCATCCCCGGGCTGACCTGAGCAAAGGGCAGTACGGCTGTGTCGGACAGGGCTTACATATTGCCAAAAAACTGCTTCCGTATATCCCTAATAATGCGGGGATCCTGCTGGTACCATGCTGTCGTGGTGGTTCGGCATTCACCCAGGGCACGGAGGGGACATTCAGCGAGTCCACGGGGGCCAGTCAGGATTCGGCTCGCTGGGGAGTGGGTAAGCCGTTATATCAGGATCTGCTTTTCCGCACGAAGGCAGCATTGCAGAAAAACCCGAAAAACGTTTTGCTGGCGATATGCTGGATGCAGGGGGAATTCGATATGACGAATGCCAGTTACGCCCAGCAGCCAGCAGCATTTCTTGCAATGGTACAGCAGTTCCGTGCTGACCTTGCCGGGCTGGCGGCGCAGTGTCACGGTGGAAGTCCGGCATCAGTCCCCTGGATTTGTGGCGACACGACATACGCGTGGAAACAAGAACACGGTACGCAATATGAAGTGGTATATGGTGCATATAAAGGTAAAGAATCCCAGCAGATTTATTTTGTTCCCTTTATGACCGATGGTAGCGGAGTTAATACACCGACAAACAACCCGTCAGAAGATCCTGATATTGTCGGGTCTGGTTATTACGGTTCGGCATCCCGAACGAACAAAAACTGGGTATCATCAAATCGCCCGACGCATTTCAGCTCATGGGCGCGTCGTGGCATTATTCCCGATCGTATGGCAACCGCTATTCTGAACGCAGCCGGGCGCACCTCAGCCTTCATCAGTGGTAAGGCGCCGGAAATCAAACCCTCGCCCGGCGGCGACACGCCATCGGGTCCGTCTGCAGATACGTCCGTTCGCACAATCTCCCTGCTGCCGACAGCCGGAGAGGCTGCTGCGCAGGGCTGGACCATTAAGGACGGCGGAATTCAGTTGTCGGGTGGTGTATTTAAGATCGCCAAGCAGAGCAATAAAACCTGGTCCCTGACGCGCCCGGTGGATGACGCAGTCTCCCTGCTGACACGGGGTGGCAGACTGAGCTGTAAGTTTCGACTGTCAGGCGCACTGACCAACAATCAGTTCGGTCTGGGAATTTATCTGTATACCGATGTAGCGTTACCTGACGTCGTGGCGATGACGGGTACCGGTAACCCGTTCCTGATGTCGTTCTTCACCCAGACCACAGACGGCAAACTGAATCTGATGCATCACAAGAAAGCAGGAAACACAAAGTTGGGCGAGTTCGGGAATTACAGTAACGACTGGCAGACGCTGGAGCTGGTGTTCACCGCCGGCAGTGCCACGGTTACTCCGAAACTGAATGGAGTGGCTGGCCCGGCATTCCAGGTCATAAAAGACAGTCTGACACTGGGGCTGAATGCGCTGACGCTGACGGATATTACCAAAAATGCAGCGTATGGCGTTGAGATAGAAAGTCTGGTGCTGGAGATAAATGCACCGGCATCATCATAAAAAGTGAGCCAGTCAAATGGAAGGTATCGTTAAACTCACCGGTAGTGTCAGTGGGTCGTCTGAGATGCCTGCATGAGTTATCAGAGCCATCAGTACTTAACTGGTGGCTTTTTTTATTGTTGTCAGCTTCCGGATAACGGGAGACGGGGTATGTACCAGATGGAAAAAATCACAACAGGTGTGTCATACACCACGTCAGCGGTGGGAACGGGCTACTGGTTCCTGCAGTTGCTGGACAGGGTTTCCCCGTCTCAGTGGGCGGCAATAGGCGTGCTGGGAAGTCTGCTGTTTGGGCTGCTGACATATCTGACTAACCTGTATTTCAAAATCAGAGAGGACCGGCGTAAGGCCGCCCGGGGAGAGTGAATAATGAACCATGAAGAAATGAATCAGCGCTTCAGTCGCCTGGAAAATGAAATTGCTGAACTGAATAAAAAACTGTCGACGCTGATGCCTTCTGAAGATGAAAAAAAACGCCGCGATGAGCAGTTTGCTGCGTTTGACGATTATTGTCGGAAAGTGATGAGCAAAAATCTCGCAGAGTGTTTCAGTATTCATAATGATAATTTCAGTGAGCTGGAATGGGAGTGTAACCGGCCATCCTTTGTTGTATCCGGTGATGCCGGGAAAATAACCATCTCAGAAAATGGGAAAGTAACACCTCCATCGCACCAGCACAGTGAGGAGCTCATTGAATTTGCCATTGATTACCTGAAGAACAATAAAAAGCAGGGGCTGATGAAGCGCGTTGGCCGTTGCATGGGATATCTGCAGATAGCTGCTGAGATTGAAGCGCTGGCCAGTGGTGCGGACAAGGATGCAGTTGTGCGGGAGGCTCTTCTTCGTGATTTTGATAATCCGCCCTTTAAAAAAGTGCCGGCTTACTGGCTTCATCCGGGGCTGACTTATCTTAAAGTGCGTATTTAGTGGGCCAGGGACAGCGGCTGAATATTTAATATATCCATGAACACCAAAATCAAATACGGCCTGTCGGCTGCCGTTCTGGCGCTGATTGCCGCTGGTGCGTCTGCGCCTGACATTCTCGACCAGTTTCTGGATGAAAAGGAAGGCAATCACACCACGGCATACCGTGATGGTGCAGGTATCTGGACCATCTGCCGTGGTGCCATCATGGTGGATGGCAAACCTGTCGTTCCGGGCATGAAGTTGTCGAAGGAAAAATGCGACCAGGTTAACGCCATTGAGCGTGATAAAGCGCTGGCGTGGGTGGAGAAAAACATCAAAGTGCCATTGAGCGAACCCCAGAAAGCGGGGATCGCGTCATTCTGTCCGTACAACATTGGTCCCGGTAAGTGTTTCCCGTCGACGTTTTATAAACGAATTAATGCAGGTGATCGCAGGGGAGCGTGTGAGGCGATTCGCTGGTGGATTAAGGACGGTGGCAGAGACTGCCGTATTCGTTCAAACAACTGCTACGGTCAGGTATCCCGTCGTGACCAGGAGAGCGCGCTGGCGTGCTGGGGTATCGACAGATAAGCAGAATATTTTGCTGAAAAATAAAGCATGGCCACGCGGGCGGATAACATGAAATCCTGCGAACTGGCGAAACGTAAGTGAATAAAAGTAAAAACCCCGTTTGTTGGCACCAAGCGGGGTTTTGTGTTTCCTGACTCCGGAAAAGTCAAAGGAGAAAGTGTGTTTGATTTTAGCAAACTGATTCGGGAGATTCGAGTGATGGCTGAAAAATTATCCACCTGGAAGTTCATTCTTATCTGGCTGGTGTTTGTGATTATGGCCTCCGGTTATTTCATCGGTCAGATACGCTGGTGGTGAAATGAACCGCGTACTGTGCGTGGTCATCATTGCCCTGCTGGTGGCCTGTGGTGCGCTTAGTCTGGGGCTGAATCATTACCGTGATAACGCCATTACCTACAAAGCCCAGCGCGACAAAAATGCCAGAGAACTGAAGCTGGCGAACGTGGCAATTACTGACATGCAGATGCGTCAGCGTGATGTTGCTGCGCTCGATGCAAAATACACGAAGGAGTTAGCTGATGCGAAAGCTGAAAATGATGCTCTGCGTGATGATGTTGCCGCTGGTCGTCGTCGGTTGCACATCAAAGCAGTCTGTCAGTCAGTGCGTGAAGCCACCACCGCCTCCGGCGTGGATAATGCAGCCTCTCCCCGACTGGCAGACACCGCTGAACGGGATTATTTCACCCTCAGAGCGCGACTGATAATAATGCAAAAACAACTTGAAGGGGCACAGCTATACATTCGAGAGCAATGCCTCAGATAAAAACCGGCCAAGGATAATCCGCTGAAGATTCGCCGGTGGCTAAAGTGTGCCAAGAGTTCAATTTACGCAATTACTCCAGTCGATGCTATGCACCGTCTTTGTGAAGTCAATGGATACCTGATTTATTTCTGTGCGCTGTATCGTCGCTGTACTCTTGCATTAATTATGACTGTAGCCTGACGGGGAACTCCTTCTGCACAAGTGTGGGGGAATAATCAAAAACGATGCACACCGGGGTTACCGGGTACACATATTTCATCATGCCAGCGAGTCCGGTTCTGGCACGGAAGAAACCGGACGTTATGATTTAGTGCGGAAATATTTGTGTAGTGTTCTGAATGTTCTCAGTAAAGAGTAATGAATTATCAAAGGTATAGTAATACCTTTTGTTTTCGTGGATATTTGTAATCCATCTGAAAACCCCTGCTGTAGCAAGATTTTTCCTGTATTCGTAAAATGATAACTCTCCTGATTTGAATCCTTTTAAGGTGGCTTCTATAAGGCATTTATTTTTTGAAAATCTTACATTTACAACCTTACCCTGTCCTTTTATTAAAACCGTATTATCGTTTTCAAGAACAAGATGAATATTCTCTGTGGCTAAATAGTAAATGTAATGTGAGACATTGTGACGTTTTAGTTCAGAATAAAACCAGTGATAGTTTAAATTATTTCGCACTTTATCGAATATTTGTTTAAAAATGGCAACCTGAGCCATTGTAGTACCTTCCATGTGATATGAGGGGGCGTAGTCTGCACGATTATCTAAATTGCTTCAATCTGGTCTGACCTGTTTTCTGAGCAATTCAGTAATGTCACTCTTTTCTTTGTTTGCTTCAGGCGAAACTCTTTTTACTGAGCACAGTCTCCGGCGGCAGGCTTCAATGACCCAGGCTGAGAAATTCCCGGACCCTTTTTGAACAAGAGCGATGTTAATTTGTTCAATCATCTGGTTTGGAAATCGGATGTTGCGGGTTGTTGTTCTGCGGGTTCTGTTCTTCGTTGACATGAGGTTGCCCCGTATTCAGTGTCGCTGATTTGTATTGTCTGAAGTTGTTTTTACGTTAAGTTGATGCAGATCAATTAATACGATACCTGCGTCATAATTGATTATTTGACGTGGTTTGATGGCGTAGATGCACGTTGTGACATGTAGATGATAATTATTATCATTTTGCGGGTCCTTTCCGGCGATCCGACAGGTTACGGGGCGGCGACCTCGCGGGTTTTCGCTATTTATGAAAATTTTCCGGGATCCATGTCCGGTTTCTCTGCAAGTTAACTATATGAAAAATATAAAAACAGGTCTTCTGTGAACCGGACATGACCGGTTTTGTTGTGATTGTGAGGTGAGAGTTTTTGCGAGGTGAGGAGTGGCTACGCAGACTGAAGTTGCCAGGCATTTAAGTCTGACCGATCGCCAGCTTCGCAGATTGCAGAAATTGCCGGGTGCCCCGATATCGAATAAGCGAGGGCAACTGGATCTGGATGCCTGGCGCGATTTTTACATATCGTATCTGAGGAGAAGTAAAAACGATGTGCCTGATGGCGATAGCGAAGACGACTATGAGGAGAAATTGCTTATTGCCAGATGGGAACTGACAGCAGAACAGGCTGTTACACAGCAGCTAAAAAATGAGGTGTCAAAAGGAAAACTTATTGACACCGGGTTCTGTATTTTTGCCCTCAGTAAGCTGGCAATGGCGTTATCCAGTACGCTTGATTCCATCCCTTTATCCATGCAGCGACAGTTTCCTGATTTAACACCGCGCCATCTTGACCATCTGAAAACCCTTATTGCTAAGGGGGCAAATCAGTGTGCGCGGGCAGGGGATAAATTACCGGATTTACTCGATGAATATATCAGAGCAACAACTGAATAATATGATGGCTGCCGTTTCGGTTGCGCTGCAGCCTCTGGTCAGGGTTGTACCAATGACGGCAGTTGAATGGGCTGATCAAAATTATTATCTGCCTAAAGAATCTTCATATGGTGAGGGAGAATGGAAAACGCTGCCATTCCAGATCGCCATCATGAACTGTATGGGTAACGACCAGGTTCGCACGGTTAACCTGATTAAATCTGCCCGTGTTGGCTATACAAAGATGTTGCTGGGGGTGGTCGGGTATTTTATTGAGCATAAATCCCGAAACAGTCTGCTTTTTCAGCCCACGGATTCTGCCGCTGAAGATTTTATGAAGTCTCACGTGGAGGCGACGATTCGGAACGTGCCATGCCTGAAAGACCTTTCCCCATGGCTGGGTCGTAAACATCGTGACAATACTCTCACGCTGAAACGCTTTTCATCGGGCGTCGGTTTCTGGTGCCTGGGCGGCGCTGCCGCCAAAAACTACCGTGAAAAATCCGTGGACGTGGTCTGCTATGACGAACTTTCCTCGTTCGAGCCGGATGTCGAAAAAGAGGGCTCGCCAACCCTGCTGGGGGATAAGCGTATTGAGGGGTCGGTGTGGCCAAAATCCATTCGCGGCTCGACGCCTAAAATCAAAGGCACCTGCCAGATCGAAAAAGCCGCTAACGAGTCGGCACACTTCATGCGTTTTTATGTGCCCTGTCCGCACTGTGGGGAGGAGCAGTATCTGAAATTTGGCGATGATGCCTCGCCTTTCGGTCTTAAGTGGGAGAAGAATAAGCCAGAAAGTGTTTTCTACCTTTGTGAGCATCATGGCTGTGTGATCCATCAGTCTGAGCTTGACCAGAGTAACGGGCGGTGGATCTGTGAAAACACGGGCATGTGGACCCGTGACGGTCTGACGTTTTTCAGCGCCCGGGGTGATGAAATTCCGCCGCCGCGCTCCATCACGTTCCATATCTGGACGGCGTACAGTCCGTTCACCACCTGGGTACAGATTGTCTATGACTGGCTGGATGCACTGAAAGATCCCAACGGCCTGAAAACCTTTGTGAACACCACGCTGGGCGAGACCTGGGAAGAGGCCGTGGGCGAAAAACTCGATCACCAGGTACTGATGGATAAGGTGGTGCGTTACACGGCGGCGGTGCCTGCCCGGGTGGTTTATCTGACGGCGGGCATTGACTCGCAGCGAAACCGTTTTGAGATGTATGTCTGGGGATGGGCTCCGGGAGAGGAAGCCTTTCTGGTGGATAAAATCATCATTATGGGGCGTCCTGATGAGGAAGAGACGCTGTTACGTGTGGATGCGGCGATCAACAAAAAATACCGCCATGCGGATGGCACCGAAATGACTATTTCCCGTGTCTGCTGGGACACCGGGGGGATCGATGGTGAAATTGTTTATCAGAGATCAAAAAAACACGGTGTTTTCCGGGTGCTGCCGGTAAAAGGCGTATCTGTCTATGGCAAGCCGGTGATCACCATGCCAAAAACCCGCAATCAGCGGGGCGTGTATCTGTGTGAAGTGGGAACGGACACCGCAAAAGAAATTCTCTATGCCCGTATGAAAGCCGATCCCACGCCTGCGGATGAAG